GACCGTGGTGCAGATCGCCCACACCGACATCAAGCGCTTCGATTCGCCTGAGCACGACCCCTACGACAGGTACGTGATCAAGCTCCATGCCCGCGCAGCGGCACTGCTGCAAGAGCACTCGGACGTCGTGCTGTTTGCAAATTACCGAATCTCCACCGTCAAGGCGGACGTCGGCTTCAACAAAAAGGTCAGCCGTGCCGTGGGTTCGGGCGAGCGTGTGATTCACACGGTCGAACGCCCAGCCTTCCTGGCCAAGAACCGCTACGACCTGCCCGACACGCTTGCCCTTGAGTGGTCTGCCTTTGCGCAGGCCATGCCTGAAACCCTGCATTCGACCCTGATCCCTTCCACCACCACCCGCACCTGAAAAAGGAGTAATCACCATGGCTTCATTCGGACAAACCTTCGACGCATCCTCTGTCGAGCCCAGCAGCAACTACGACGTCCTGCCTCCGGGCAAGTACCTTGGCCAAATCGTCGCCAGCGAAATGCGTGCGACCAAGGATGGCACCGGCCAGTACCTCTACCTGGAGGTCGACATCCTTGAGGGCCAGTACGCCGGACGCAAACTCTTCGACCGGCTCAACTTGGTCAACGCCAACCCGGACACGGTAGAGATCGCCAAGCGCACCCTGTCCTCGATCTGTCGCGCCGTTGGCAAGCTGCAGGTCAGCAACTCCGAGCAGTTGCACTTGGTCCCAATGACCCTGGATGTGCGGGTGCGTCCCCCGAAGGGCATGTACGGCGAGTCCAACTCCATTCGCTATCTGCCGCGAGGCGGTGCCAGCGCAACAGCAGCGCCGCCCGCGCCGTCGTTCACGCCGCCCTCGGCACCTGCTGCCGCACGTCCCATCACGGCTGCGCCGACCGCTACTCCCGCGGCCAACGGCCTGCCCTGGAAGCGTCAGGCCTGAGGAGGACCCGAGCATGCATGAGCACGCTCTAGCGGCCACGCCGATCCGACTGCCCAGCACATTGCAGGGCTGCCGTGAGCGTCTGGCCGCGCTTCAAGATGAGATCGCCTCCATCCGGATCCAGATCGCCACGACCGATATCCGTCGCCAGACGGAGAAGAAGTCACTCGATGCCACGTGGTTCCACCGGGCCAAAACTGCGCTTCGTGTGAAGCAGCAGGAACTGGCGCAGTTGACGGCACACATGGCCAAGCTTCATGTCGCCCAACCCCACGGGCACCGAGAGCGGTTCAAGGACGCGCTGATCGAGGTGCTGCGTGCCGATTGCGATGACGAACGCTGGCAGGCAGTGGTCACCCGTGCCCGAGAGCTTCAAGCTAAACAGGGGGTGCAGCATGGCTGAATTGCCAAGCATCACCAGCCCGACAAGAGACGCGATCTTCGCGGCCTACGAGGCCGACGCTGGGGACGGATTTCGAGCCCACCTTGGCGCATCGCTGATCGGCAAAGACTGTGAGCGAGCGCTCTGGTTTGATTTCCGCTGGGTCACCCGCGCTCAGCACCCAGGACGCCTCCTGCGCCTTTTCGAAACCGGCCAACTCGAGGAAGCCCGGCTGGTTCAGAACCTGCGACGAACTGGAGCGACGGTCCTGGAGGTTGATCCAGATACGGGCCGCCAGTTTCGGGTCCAAGCGCATGGTGGCCACTTTGGTGGCTCGCTTGACGGTGTGGCCATCAACCTTCTGGAAGCGCCTAAGACATGGCATGTCCTGGAGTTCAAGACGCATTCGGTCAAGAGCTTCAACGACCTGCTGGCAAAGAAGGTGCGCGAGAGCAAGCCGCTGCACTTTGCGCAGATGCAAACCTACATGCATCTGATGGGCTTGACTCGTGCGATGTATCTGGCGGTCTGTAAGGACACTGACGACGTTTACGTTGAGCGGGTCGAGGCAGACCCAGCGTTTGCAATGGGTCTCATGACCAAGGCAGAACGCGTGATCTTTGCCGCTACACCGCCACCGCGAATCAGTCCGGATCCCTCCTGGTACCAGTGTCGGATGTGTGATCACGCACCCGTGTGTCACGCCAATGCATCAGATGCCGCAGCACCTGAAGTCAATTGCCGTACCTGCCTACATGCGACACCTGTCGATGGTGGGTGGCACTGCGCACGTCACGACCGCCGATTGACGGAGGGTGACCAGCGCGCTGCCTGCGCCATGCACCTATTTGTCCCATCGCTGGTGCCCGGCCAGCAAGTCGACGCAGGCGAGGACTGGGTCGAGTACGAGTTCGCCAGTGGGAATCGCTGGCGCGACACCGGAAGAACCAAGTATGCGAACACCTTTTAAGGAGCACCAGTATGAGCCTGACCCTTCGTCCGTATCAAAGCGGTGCCATTCAAGGCATCTACAACTACTTTCACGATGCCACGGGTAACCCCCTGGTAGTGATCCCGACCGCCGGTGGCAAGTCGCTCGTTATGGCTACCTTCGTTGAAGGCGTGCTCAAGGCCTTCCCGGATCAGCGCATTCTGATCGTTACGCATGTGCGCGAGTTGATCGAACAGAACCACGCCGAGTTGTTGCGACTTTGGCCCGATGCGCCGGCGGGTATTTATTCAGCTGGCCTAAAGCAACGCAATATCGGTGCTCGGATCCTGTTCGCAGGCATCCAATCGATCCACAAGCGCGTCTACGACGTTCAGCAGTGCGATCTGGTGCTCATTGACGAGGCCCATTTGATTCCGCGCTCGAGCAACACCATGTACCGGCGCTTTCTGGCTGACCTGGGTCGGCTCAATCCTCAGATGAAGGTGATTGGACTGACCGCGACCCCGTACCGGTTGGATTCTGGGCTTTTGCATGCAGGGGGTGACGCGATCTTCACCGACATTGCCTATGAGGTGTCGGTGCGCGAGTTGATCGACCAAGGCTACCTCTCGCCTCTGATCTCCAAGCGCATGGCCACGCAGATTGACCTGACTGGTGTGGGTACTCGTGGCGGCGAGTTCATCGCCAAGGACCTGGAGGCGGCGGTCGACAAAGACTCGATCACTCAGGCCGCGGTGGATGAAATCTTTTCCTACGGCAAAGACCGTAAGAGTTGGCTTATTTTCTGCGCCGGTGTGGACCATGCCTACCATGTTCGTGACGCGATCCGTGCTCGGGGCGTGACCTGCCAGACCATCGTTGGGGACACGCCTGGTGCCCAGCGCGAGGCCATCATCAATGACTTTAAGGCCGGCAGGATTCAATGTCTGACCAATGCCAACGTACTTACCACCGGGTTCAATGCACCTGGCGTTGACCTCTTGGCCATGCTGCGGCCAACCAAGTCGGCGGGACTGTATGTGCAGATCGTTGGGCGAGGCTGCCGTCTGGCTGCTGGCAAGACGGACTGCTTGGTGCTCGACTTCGCCGGTAACATTGAGCGCCACGGGCCAATCGACGCGATCAAGCCCAAGACACCGAAAGCCGGGGAGGGTGGTGAAGCGCCCACCAAGGTTTGCCCCGAGTGCGACAGCATCGGTCACGCCTCGGTGCGCACCTGTCCGGATTGCGGGCATGTGTTTCCACCGCCAGAACTCAAGATCGAAGCCAAGGCCAGCAACCTGGACGTGCTGACCTCCGGTAAGTCGGAGTGGGTGCCCGTCACCAGTGTCTCTTACGCCCGGCACGATAAGCCTGGCAGGCCGCCGTCGCTTCGGGTGGACTACTGGAGCGGGCTGATCGCGCATAGCGAATGGGTTTGTGTCGAGCACCAGGGTTATGCGCGCCAGAAGGCTATTAGTTGGTGGGCCAACCGCGCTCCCGGGGTGGCTCTGCCAAGGCGTGTCGACGAGGCGTTGGCGCTCGCACAGCGCCTCAAGTGCCCCCAACAGATTGCGGTGCGCCCTAGCGGGCGTTTTACCGAAATAGTTGGCGCTCGGTTTTGACGATGCCAGAGGTCACCTGCGCCGGGCGGCTCCGAGAACCATCCTTCGGTGCACGAAAGCTTTGCGCCATCTGCCGGCGGGATTCCCACGGTCTGGGATTCTCGCCCGACTTTATCGGGATCGACGCGCCACGCGTGGTGCTGTGCTCGATTCGGTGTCAACACATTGCGGCAAGGCTCAAGGGAATGATCGATCCAAATAAGCACGAGAGGGCGGCGCTAGCCGCCGCCAGTCAAAGCGGGGGCGACTTCGTGGAGTCGCTCTCAAAAACTGACCTAGCGACGTTCACCGAACTGGAGTGGTCAGAGCTCATTGCGGTGGTCGTGACCGCGTTTCAAGACTTCCTTCGTCAGGCCTATGCCGATGACCCACCCTTTTGATGAGCGCCATGAGAAACAAGAATTACATGGCGCAGTTGGGCGCCACCCTGGTCGATCGCGGTTTTCCGATCCTGCCGATTCAACCCAACACCAAGAAGCCGGGCCTGTACAAGCTCGGCGCCTGGCACGAATACCCAAAGTGGAGCCGCCACTGCGAACGTGACACTACCGACAACGAGGTCGACGTCTGGGGCAACTGGCCCGAAGCTGGCATCGGCATTGCTGCAGGCCGGGTGATCGGCATTGACATCGACATTCTCGACTCACCCACCATCGCCCTGGAGATGGAGGCTCTTGCCAAGCGGATGCTGGGCGACACGCCTGCCGTTCGCATTGGGCATGCACCCAAGCGCCTCCTTGTGTATCGGGCCGTGCAGCCGTTTTCCGGCTTCAAGTACCCGCCCATCGAGGTGCTGGGGGTGGGCCAGCAGTTCATCGCCTATGGCATCCACCCCGATACCGGCAAGCCCTACGACTGGCCAGTTAGCACCTTGGCGGACCTCAGCCCCGATGACTTGCCTGGTATCACGGAGGCCCAAGCCCGCGAGTTCGCAAAGGAG